TGGAATGGCACTTTGTGTCGGTGCAAGAGTTGAGTCAGCCTGCCAATCTAGCAACGGAATTGTTCTATCCACCAGGCTACCTGCGGGCGTTTACCTACTGCTTGGCAATGGAGTTTGCACCTGAGTTTGGCGTTGAGCCTAGCCCCCAGGTGCAGCGTATTGCTATGACCAGCAAGCGTGATCTTAAGCGCATCAACAACCCAGACGACATCATGTCTATGCCGTACTCGCTGGTGGCAACTCGTCAGCGCTTTAATATTTACGCAGGCAATTATTAATATGACTACTATTGCAATTACATCTCTGCCGGTGGTTACAACTGGCCTTGTGGGTGACGTTATTCCAGTCGTTCAGAACGGCGTCACAAGCCAGATTACAAATTCTGACCTATTCAACTCGGTTACAGATTTGACGGTAGCCAATGCTGCTTCAATACAGGGCGTAATCATTAGTAACGGCAATGGAACAAATAATTATGCAATAGGCAACGTTGGCAATCTTCTTGACAACACAACTGGCACTGATAACGTGGCAATTGGCACGACTGTGTTAGCCAACAATATTTCTGGAGATCAGAATATTGGCATCGGAACTTTGGCGCTTGTTAATAGTCAAACCGGAGATGGCAATTTAGCAATTGGATACGTTGCCCAGCAACTGCGCACCAGTGGTAATTACAACGTGGGATTGGGCGACAACGCCCTTGCCGAAGACGTTTCTAGTTCCTTTAACACGGCAGTTGGCGCTGTGGCTTTGCTTAACGTCACTTCAGGGTCAAACACCGCCGTTGGCTATCGTTCTGGCTACTTGATTACTACCGGCACCAAAAACACCATCCTTGGTCGTTACACGGGCAACCAAGGTGGCCTGGACATTCGCACACTTAGCAACTACGTTGTGCTGTCTGATGGCGACGGCAATCCCCGTGCTTATTGGAATGGGGCCGATGCTACATTTAGCGGTAGCCTCACGTTATCTGGAACAATCGCAACCAGTGCAGTAGCGGCTACCGTTCCAAGCGGAAGCACAATCACTCCTTTAAAAGCTATTGCTTTTATCAGTGGAACCACTGTAGTTAACACCATTTCCCCCCCAAGCAACATGCTTTTAACTGGTGGAACCATCACCTTGATTCCCACAGGCGCATTTACCTGGACAACCGCAGGCAACATTGCGTTGGCCGGTACAGCCGTGGTCAGCAAAGCCTTAATAATGACCTACGACTACGGCACCGGCAAGTGGTATCCCAGCTACGTCTAAGCTATGAAGACACCCATCCTTGGATCGTCGTATGTGGCCCGTAGCGTTAACGCTGCGGATAACCGCATGGTCAACTTGTTCCCTGAGATTATTCCCGAGGGCGGGAAGGAAGCCGGGTTTCTAAGCCGCGCACCAGGTTTAAACTTCCTGCAAACCGTAGGCACCGGCCCTATCCGTGGGCTATGGGCACACCAGACCAATGGCACTGACTTCTATGTTGTCTCAGGAACTGAGGTCTACAAGCTCACAGGGTTGACAGCTACACCTGTCAAGATTGGCGATGTGTCCGGCACCGGCCCTGTTTCAATTGCAGACAACGGGGCCACGATCTTCTTTGCATGTAACGGCCCAAGCTACACCTACTACGAGCCCACGGGCGCGTTTGACCAGATCACCGACCCCAACTTTGTTGGTGCTGTGACTGTGACTTACATCAATTTGCTGTTTGTGTTCAACGAGCCAGACAGTCAACGGATATGGTCAGTAATTTCTCAAGATGCGGTTACGGGTAATTACATTTATCCTTTGGTGTTTGACCCACTTACAGTCGCCACCGCTGATGGTTCGCCCGATGGTGTAGTAGGTGTCATTGCGGATCACCGGCAGCTTTGGGTGTACGGCACAGACACTACTGAGGTCTGGTATGACGCTGGCCTTACGGGATTTCCACTGTCGCCCATTCAAGGCGCTTTCAACGAGATTGGCTGTGTAGCTGCATTCTCTATTGCCAAGCTTGACAATAGCCTGTTCTGGCTTGGCACAGACCCCCGTGGACAAGGCATTGTTTATAAAGCCAACGGTTACGCTGGAGTGCGGGTGTCTACCCATGCCATTGAGTACGCCATTGCCCAATACGGCAACTTGGCTAATGCTTTGGCCTACACCTACCAGCAAGAAGGCCATGCTTTTTATGTGCTGACGTTCCCCAGCGCAAACGCCACTTGGGTCTACGATGTGGCTACCCAAGCCTGGCATGAGCGGGCTGGGTTTGACAATGGTGAGTTTGTGCGGCACCGCAGCAATTGCCAGTGCAACTTTGGTGGCAACACTGTAGTGGGCGACTTTGAAAACGGCAACATCTACACACTTGACTTGGATGTGTACGCTGACAATGGTGAGATTCAAAGGTGGTTACGCTCATGGCGCGCACTTCCCACCGGTCAGAACAACTTGAAGCGCACAACACAGCACACTCTCCAACTTGATTGCGAAAGCGGCGTTGGATTAAATGTTTTTCCTGGCTATGACTCAGAAGAAATAACGACTGAAACAGGCATTGAACTGACCACCGAGGATGGTGTCATCCTGATAACAACCCCAATCTTGCCATCACCCGGCTACAACCCCCAAGTCATGTTGCGCTTTTCAGACGATGGCGGTCACACTTGGTCAAACGAGGCTTGGTCTAGCATGGGCAAGATTGGTGAATACTATCGCCGGGTCTTTTGGCGTCGGCTGGGCATGACGCTGAAGCTGCGCGACCGGGTGTATGAAATCTCCGGCACCGACCCCGTGAAGATTGCCATCATGGGTGCTGAACTAGTCTTGTCACCGACAAACGCCTAATGGCTACACAGAACATCTCGCAGATTCCAGCGCCTCGCGTCCCATTGGTGGACGTACAGACGAACACGGTTTCACGCGAGTGGTTCATGTGGTTCAACAACATTTATTCCATCACGGGCACGGGAACCGGCATCACGGCAGTAATTAATGGCGGTACGGGTTTGGGAACAATCCCAACCAACGGTCAACTGTTGATTGGCAACGGCACAGGGTATACCCTTAACACGCTAACGGCAGGCACAGCCATTTCTGTCACCAACGCTTCTGGTTCTATAACTCTAACCAACACGCTACCAGATCAAGTTGTGGTGCTTACGGGTGCCGGTACAAATGTGGTTACTGGTACTTACCCTAACTTTACAATTACATCAACCGCCGTTACAAGCGTAAGCGGCACGGGAACGGTCAACGGCATCACTTTGACCGGGACTGTCACAAGCACGGGCAATTTAACTCTTGGTGGCGCCCTTAGTGGGGTTAGCCTGACCACTCAGGTTACTGGCATATTGCCAGTAGCAAATGGTGGCACGGGCACGGGAGTCGCGTACACTGTGGCAACGCTGCCAGTAGCAGGAACACAAGGGCGCAGAGCATGGGTGACTGATGCGTTGGCACCAGTATTCCTAGCTGCCCCCGTTGGTGCTGGGGCTGTAGTTTGTCCAGTGTTCGATAATGGTGCAGCTTGGGTAGTGGGATAACAAATGATCAGTCATCACTTTGGTGCGGGTGTTTATGCTAAAGAGACACGCATTCCAGCAGGAAGCATTCTCATTCAGCATAAGCACAAATACGATCACTTGTCAGTTTTGGCAAGTGGTTCGGTTGAGTTGATTGTTGATGATGTCAAATCCATCGTCCATGCGCCAGCGTGTTTGACAATTCAGGCAAACAAGCATCACGGCGTAAAATCGTTAACTGATGTGGTGTGGTATTGCATTCATGCAACCGAATGCACCGACATGGATGAAATAGACGAAGTGTTAATCGTTGCTGGTGATGATGCCGAAATGCACACACTGGCTGAAAGTTTAAAGGAGTAGGTCATGCCTTGGTCATTCATTATTCCCGCTGCGGTATCGCTGTTTACCGGCTCTCAAAATCGACAAGCTGCTTCGCAAGCTAGTGATGCAGCCACTCGATCTGCTGAAAATGCTCAAGCATTTGAAAAGCAACAGTTTGACAAACAGATGGAGTTGAGCGCGCCTTACAGGGAAGCTGGCGTAGTTGGTCAAAACCGACTTATGGAATTGTTGGGTCTTGGTAGCAATACGGGCGCTGAAGGTTATGGGCGGTACGCCAAAGACTTCAGCATGGCTGACTACCAAGCAGACCCAGGCTATGGCTTTCGGTTGAGCGAAGGCATGAAACAGTTAGGTAGCCAAGCACGGGCGCAGGGCGGAGCGGTGTCCGGTCGAACCATGATGGGCGCTCAGAACTACGCTCAAGGTCTGGCTTCGCAAGAATACAACAATGCGTTTAATCGCTACCAAACCAATCGAACAAACCAGTTGGCTCCATTGGGTAGCCTGATGACATCTGGGCAAAACGCTGCTGCTGGTACTGGTGCCCAAACTGGAGAATACGGTGCAAGAATTAGCAACTTGATGACGGGCGCTGGTGAGAATCAAGGTAATGCTTTGATGGCTGCACAAGCTCAAAACGCATCAAGCTACGAAGATATTTCTAATTTGTATGGTGAAAAAAAACCTAACTTTAGAAATTTGTTTGGTAGCACTGGGCAAAGTGGAATGTATGCTGACCCAACTTTAATACCGATGCAAGCCGGTGGAGGTTATTAATCATGGCACTTAATTTTGGGATTCTTAAACCTGTAAACATTGCAGGGCAAATGATGGCTGGTGAACAACAGGCCCAGCAGAATCAACTTGCACAGCAGCAAAACGAAATGCGTCAGCAAGAATTTGGAATGCGTCAGCAAGAATTTGCTACGCAGGCCGAAGACCGTAAGCTCAAACTTGACAGAGCCAATGAGCGCAATGTTTTTTTGACCCAATTATCCGATCAGATGAAACAAGGTGGGTACACGTTAAATCGTGAAACACTAGGTTCCATGATGAATTTTGGTCTTAAATCAAATGAAGAGTCATTGGTTAACTTGGCAACAAAAGGTTTGCAAGCGCTGGATGAGCAGGATCAATTTAAGACTGAAATGGGTCGAATTGTGCCAAAACCAGCAGCAGTGCCAATACAACCGGGAGCATTGGGTTCAGGAACATTTGGTATGGTTCCTGAGCCAACTAATGCTTTGGCTGCTGCACCAGTTGTTGCCCCTTCAACTAACGCTATGGTGGGTGGCTACACTCGTTCTCAAGTGGAGCAAATGCTAACCAACCCAAATGCACGAATTCGTGACATGGGTAAGAATTTGTTGGGGGCTTTGCCAAAAGAAGTTGCGCCCGTAAAAACCATTGGAACTGTTAATCCAGGTGACTTTACGCCAGCTTCCGTAGCAAATTTTAATCAATCTGGTAATTACGCAGACTTGATTCCTAAACCAACTAAAGTTGCTGGTGATGGCACAGGTGTTGCAAAAGCACCTTCCGGCTATCGCGTTACCGCAACTGGAGATTTGGAAGCCATACCTGGCGGCCCTGCCGCAGGCAAGCCTTTAAACGCAGCGCAAGAAATTAAACGTCGAGACACGCTTGGAAAAGAATTTAAATCTGCCACTTCCGCACTTCAAACCACGCAAGATGTTCTTGATTCCATAGCGTTTGTAAAATCTGAGCCCGGTTTGTCTCGCGCAACTGGTTTTTCAGGTCAACTACCATCTTTCCCTGAAGGCGCAGCCGCATCTGCCGACGTAAGATTAGCCAACTTAAAAGGTAAAGTTACCGCGTTGGGTAAAGCAGCGGCGGCGGCTAGCGGTGCTATTGGATCAATTGCTACCGTAGAATGGAAAATTCTTTCTGATCAAATTGCAAATATTGATCCTGTAAAAGGTACGGGGCCACTTTTAGGTCAATTAGATTTAGTTGAACAGCAAGCAAAAGGCGCGTTGGAGCGCATTCAAGATGGGTATGAACGGCAATTTGGCGAAGATTTTGAAAGGTTCCCTCAATTTTCTAATCTTCCCCCGCCAAAATCAGCGGTTAAACCTAAAACACCAGCGCCTGCTGCTGCGCCCAACATTGACGCCCTTGTTAACAAGTACCTTAACCCGAAATAATTATGGCAACACTTGAACAACTTAGCGCGGCGTTGGTCAAGGCCGATGCCGCAGGAAATACTGAAGATGCCAAAGCATTTGCCAACGCTATTCGTCAAATGCAAGTTGCTCCTACTGCCACGCCATCTAATGGTGTTCCTGTGGGTCGCAGAATAATTGAAGGCATACGCCCAACAGTTGAGGCGCTAGGTGGCGCGGGTGGCGCCGTTCTTGGAACGGCACTTGGGCCACTTGGCACTGTTGGCGGCGCTGGCCTTGGTTATGGCTTGGCTAAAGGCGGTCTTGACTTAGCCGAGCAGACAATGGGTTACAGAAAACCTCCAGAGAATGTTCAGCAATCATTAATCGGTGGCGCAAAAGACGTGTTGGAAGGCGCAACAACAGAGACTTTTGGTCGGGGTGTTGTAAGCCCCGTTATAGCCAAAGGTTCTGAGTACGCAAGCAAACTTAAAAATATTAAACTTGACCAATACCTTAAAGCGGTTGGCGATAAGGGTGACGATATTGTTAACGCACTGCGTGGGCGCGTTCAGATTGTTCCTGGTACAGCACCAACAGCCGGTGAGGCTGCTGCACCCGTTGGTAGTGTTGGGCTATCTGTATTGCAATCGCGTGCGCGTCAAGTGCCTGGTGCAGCAGATATATACGCATCACAAGAAGCTCAAAATGTTGCCGCACGACAAGCGCAAGAAGCGCGGGCGGTAGCAAAATTTGACGCATCTAAACAACGCATTCAAGGAAAAATTGACCGTGGCTTAGTCAACGTAACCCCTGGTGAAATTGGTAGCACTCTAATTGATGCAGCCAAAGCAGAGCAAAAAGCTGTAAGAGCAAACGTAGTGCAACCTGCTTATGACGCAGCCTTTGAAGCCGCTGGCAATGCAAAAATTGATGTGTCCAAAGTTGTCAATGAAGCAGAGCGTATTCTTGATCGTAAGTTATCTAGCTTTGCCACAGAAACTGCGCCAGATACTGTCCGAAAATTGCGTGGGTTTGTTCCATCAATGCCTGAATCAGAAGCCGTATCTATTGGCAAAGCAGGTTTTAAAGCAGCAAAAACACCTACAGCTTTACCAAAAACACCAGAAGCTACTTTGCAGCAGCTTGATGATGTTCGCAAAGCTATCAACGCAGACATTGCGGCAGCTTCAACAAGCAACGCGCCAATGGCCGCTACAACTCTAAGAAACTTAAAGCAGTTGCACGCAGCGATTGATGACGCAGTTAAATCAAGTACAGCGTTGCCTGATGAGGCTAAGACGCTGTACAAAGGCGCGTTAGATGCATATCGCACGCAGTACGCACCTCGGTTTAAAGAAGGCATAAACGCAAATTTGTTTAAGCAAACAAGTTTGCAAGAAACCAAAATTAAGCCAGAAGATGTAGTTAGCAAGTATTTTCAACCAAAGGGTGAGAGTGAAGCTAAAGACTTTTTGCGTTTGTTTGACAAAAACCCAAATGCAATGAAGATTGCACGCACTGGTATTGAAGACTTGTATCGACGCGAAGTAGCGGATACCGCTGGACAAGTAACGCCAGAAGCACATGCTGCGTTTATGAAAAAATACGCTGAACCGTTAAAAATTCTTGACGGTGCGGGAATGAACATTACTGAGCGTGTTGGTGTTGTTGCAAAAGACGCAGCGCGTCTTGCAAAAATTGATGAATTGGCTAAAGCAAGCGGAAATAAACTTGGTGCAGCGCTTCCAGCAGGCACTAACGCCCTTGCAGTTGAAAAACGGATTGGTGAACTAACTCAAGGCATGACACCTCAACAGTTGTCTCATGTAAATGCCGTGCGTCAAGATTTATTGCGCGAAGGTGAGTACGACCGATTGGTCAAATCTGGCGCAAGTGCTGGTGCAAATATGAGCAGTCTGGCAACAAAAGCGGGTCGAGAAATTGGCGTGCCTCTGCCAAATTTTATTTCTGTACCAATAACAATATTTAACAACTTGGTTAAAAAGTTGGCGTTGCGAATGGATGATAAACTTGCGTTAGAAATTGCGCGTGAACTAACCAGCCCAGCCGTAGCGGCCAATCAAATTGAAGCAGCCATGAAATTGCAAACTGCACGAGGTCTTGTAAAACCAATTGCTAGCACTGCTGTGGGACTAGGTGCAACACGCGCACTTGGCGCTGAAATGTCACGCCGAGCAGAACCAGTTCAAAACCAAAACGCCCTAGCAAAGTAACGTCATGGAACAGATACAAGAACTTGCCAACGAAACTGACAAGCGACTAAGCGTCCATGAGGCCATTTGTGCCCAGCGCTACGAGGGTATTCAGGCGCGGTTTGACGATGGCTCAAAGCGCATGACCAAGATTGAATACTTGCTCTATGTGCTGCTGGCGGTTGTGCTGCTTGGCCCTGGTGTCGCCGCTGAATTTGTTAAGAAACTGCTGAATTTGTAGCCATGATTGACCCTATCACAGCCTTTGCCACCGCCCAGGCTGCGATCAAAGGAGTCCAAGCCGCCATTAAGATGGGCAAAGACATCGGGGCCATCTCTGGCGACCTGATGAAGTTCTTTGAGGCTAAGGATGTTGTCGCCAAGGCAGCAGCCCAGCCTAAGAAAACCACCTTTGCCAAGTCGGATACAGCTCAGGCATTTGAGACAGTCATTCACGCCAAGCAGTTGCAAGACGCTGAGAATGAGTTGAAGCAGATGTTAATCTGGTCAGGCCAAGCTGATGTCTGGCAGGCCATAATGATTGAGCGCAATTCCCTTGTTGCCAAGCGCAAAGCAGAAGAAATAGCAATCGACAAAGCCAAGGCCAAACGCAAGAAGGAAGTTGAGGGGGCCGTTGAAATGGTGCTGCTGCTGGTAGCCATCGCTGGCTTGCTGACCTTAGTCGCATGGGGCACTGCGGAATACGTTGCATTTATGAGGAAATAATGTGGAAACTCTACTCAATCTACTCAAGGGCATTGCCCCTGCTGTTGCTACTGCCGTTAGCGGCCCTTTGGGTGGCCTCGCTATTTCTACTATCGCTAGTAAATTTGGCGTTGAGGATTCTGTGGAAGCTGTGGCTAAAGCCATCGCAGGCGACCCAGAGGCGGCGACCAAGCTGGCTGAACTAGACCTGCGCCAGTTTGAGTTGGAGAACGAAGACCGCGACTCCGCACGGCACATGCAAGAAGTGGCTTTGCAGCAAGAGGACAAGTTCGCCAAGCACTTCATCTACTGGTTCGCGTGGTTCTGGAGCGTGGGCTCGATGGCCTACTTCTTTGCTATAACCTTCGGCACAGTACCAGCCAGCGGCAAAGACTTTGGCAACATCATTCTTGGCTTCTTGCTTGGCACTGCGGTGGCGACCATCATCAGCTTTTTTTACGGCTCCAGCAAGTCCAGCAAGGACAAGACCGACGCTATGAAAGGTAGTTTGAAATGAACCTCTCGCCTCACTTCACCCTTGCTGAGTTAACTCACACTGACCACCGGACGTTGGACAACTCCCCAACGCAAGATGAAATCAGCAATCTTCAACGACTAGCTAATTTTCTGGAGCAAGTCAAGACTGCGCTAGGTGGCAAGCCTGTGATGATCAACTCTGCCTTCAGGTCTAAGGCCGTGAATGATGCGGTTGGAAGTTCTGACCGCTCACAACATCGTATTGGCTGCGCCGCAGACCTCCGAGTGCCAGGCATGACACCTGATGCTGTAGTGCGCGCCATCATTGCAGCCAACTTGCCGTTTGATCAAATTATCAGGGAGTTTGATGCCTGGACACACATCAGCGTCCCCAACTCGGTAGACTTAAAGCCTCGGCGTCAGGCTCTTATCATTGACAAGACTGGCACTCGGGCGTTTGCGTAACTCGACCATAGCATCTTTAAAGTCGCCCTGAAGCTGCTCAATGGCCTCTTGCTGGGCCTGCATACGCAGGTAAGCATCCTTGGCAAACTTAGCCAAATTCTCGTTGCTCCAGGCTGCAAAGTTAGGCAGGTCGCTCATGGTGTGTGTTCCTACTTTTTAACTTGGCCTCTGCCCATGCTGCGCCCTGCCTAAAAAATTTGCTTCTCACAAGATCATCTGTCAAATCTTCCCAGCACAAACCAACCCAGTGGCGTGGCTGTTCTAGCCTATCGCAGTACGCTTCAAGCGCACGGGTGTACGCAGCTTGGCTTTTGTAGTCAGACTCAATTGGGCGGTGGTTCATGTGTTCCCTCTTTCTCGGATTGCTTTGGCTGCGCGAGTGCCATAAATATTTATTCCTGTGGGAATGTGGGTATCACAGATAGTTTCTTGCGCCACCTTCGCACAAGCTTCACGCTCATCGGCACGGATAAGGTTGGCGAACTGTTGCATTGTTTTTTGGTCTACACCATCGGTATTTGCATTGGCAAATTCATCCTCAAATTCTCGATAAACCATACCCGCCTGCTTTGCAAGCTCTTTGTCTCGTGCGTTCATTTCAGCACCTCCTTCTCCAGCACTTCAATTGTTGCAGCTATCTTTTCAAGCAGGTAGTCGGGAAATCGCTCTCTATACGAGAACGACCACGACTCAAGCGCCGACAGCAGTTTGATAACTTCCAAGGCTTGTACGGGGGTCATGTGTTCTTCTCCTTGAGTGGGCACCAACTTGGTATGGCTGTAAATTTTGCTTGACAACCCCAAAGGATATTTCCGTAGGCACCTTGGTTATGCTGAGGGTGTCGGCACTCCGTCCAACATTCACCGTGTCCACGGTGGTCTCCGGCATACGAGCAGTCCCTGCAATCGGTCACTTCAATTACGGCTTTCATGTGTTCTTCTCCTTTAATGCTTTAGAAATAGCGCGTACAAGTGCTGGTTTAGATGTGTTGCAGCCAATCCAATATTCAATTTCATTTTCCGTCAACCCTACCCACGGGCGCTGTAGTGGAGTGGTGTAGAGCAATGTTCCTATTGGCAGTCCGTTAATGTCGGCTTCCTCAAAGTCAATGTCTTGTTTTCCCGGTGCTCCATAACAAACCCACGCCACAGG